GGAAAGAAGGCGTGCGATCTAATGGCCAGCGCACGCGAGACTTTACTAGCGAGAGTGTTGACGGTGTTGCTTGCCGCTAACACCGCCGCCGGTGCGCGGGTGTATCGCTCACGCACGGCAGCCGCCCCCGGCAATCTCGGGCCGACGATTTTGGTTGAGCCCAGAGAGGAAAGTGTGGGCATTGGTACCACGGGAACAGCGTACCGCTCGTTGTCTTTTTCTGTTTCGGTTGCAGCACGCGGCCCCGTGCCAGATAAGTTGGCTGACCCAACGTGCGTGGCCACGCATGCTGCACTGATGGCGGATAGCACAATCGGCCTAGCCGCTGGGCTGGAAGAGATCGGCTCCGAATGGCGTTTCGATGAAGGCGATTTAGACGCTGTTGAGGTTGAAACACTTTACCGTATTCCGTATAGCTCACTTTACACATCTATTGAGGCATTATCATGAGTGAATTTGTTCGATTACCCGACGGTCGTTTGCGCCGTAAATATGGCGGCGCTGCTGTGCAGGTTGATCCCACCCCGGCTGATCCCGTACCGGCTGATCCCGTACCGGCAATTTACGACCCCGAGCGGCAAGAGCCACCCGCACCTGAAGCCACCGTCACCCCAACATCAAAAAAAGGTAAGGAGTAACCATGTCACGTTTTATTCGCAAAACCCTCATTCTCGCCAAGGTCGAAACCACGCCTGGCACCGATATTGTGCCGACGAATACCGACAATGCGCTGCTGGTCAGCAACATGTCGATTGCAGTCAATTACACTAATGTCAGCCGTGATCTGATTCGCCCTTATTTTGGCGCATCTGAGCAACTCACTGGCACGCGCGCACTCGATATTAGTTTTGATGTGGAGATCTCGGGCAGTGGTACCGCTGGCACCGCACCCGCTTGGGGCCCACTGCTGCAGGGTTGCGGCATGACTGAAACACTCGTCGCACTCACCACCGCCAGCTACAAGCCAAACACCGATGGCGCTGCAACAAAATCTCTCAGCATCTATTACTACGATGATGGCGTGTTGCACAAAGCATTGATGGCGCGCGGCACGGTGGAATTCTCGATGGGCGTGAACGAACGCCCCCTGATGAAATTCAAGTTCACCGCGTTGGATGCCGGCGTGACTGCCGTCAGCGTACCCGCTGCCACCCTGACCGCATGGAAAGCCCCGTTGGTGATCACCGACGCCACCACCACCGACATCACCCTCGGCGGCACCTTAACCGCCGGCGTGATCTCTGCCGGCACCGCTTACCCCAGTAAGGGGCTAATGGTCAATCTAGGCAACGAGGTCAAATTCACACCGCTGCTGGGTAGCGAAAGTGTCCACATTATCAACCGCGAAACCACCGGCTCAATCAGCCTGGAGCTGACCGCCGCGCAAGAGGTGTCGCTGATGGCTGTTGTGAATGCGAATACCCTGCAATCTGTCGGTTTTACCATCGGCACCGTTGCCGGCCTGAAAGTCACGGCGTTTGGTGCCAGTGTTCAACTGAGCAACCCGAAAAAAGAGGAAATGGATGGCCGCCGTTTGATCGGCTTTGACCTGCGCTTTATGCCTGTGTCTGGCAATGATGAGCTTAACATTGTTGCGCTTTAATCCATTAACTCACTCACTCATTAAGGTATCTCATGTTCAAAATTGCACAATCTGACCGTTTCACTTTCCCGGTGCCCGTTGAAATTGTGGGCGACAATGGCCGTAGAATCACGCAAACCTTTGACGCCACCTTTAAGCGGTTGACTCAGCCGGAATTCAAACAACTGATGCAGCGCGCGCAGGCCAATGAGATTGATGACTTGGCCATTGCCGCTGATGTGTTGCTGGGCTGGCGTGGCATTCAGGCGGAGGACGGCACCGACATGCCGTTCAGCGATGAAAACCGCGAAAAGCTGTTGCAAATTTGGCCGGTGTTGCCGGCTGTGGTGAGTGCGTTTATCGAGTCGCACGGGCCGAAAGCTAAAGCAAAAAACTGATCGACATCGCGCGCCGCTGGGCCGGCGGGGGCGCGCGCGATGATAGTACGGCAGCGGCTGCCGCGTTTGGCCTAGAGGTCGTTGATGACAATGCAGATGACGATGTTGAGATCTGGCCAGAAAATGCCGAAACCGCTGAGGTGTTTTTTGCCTGCCAAACTCAATGGGTAATTGATGGAATGAGCGGCACGTATCGCAGCTTGAATTACCCTGGCGTGGCCGTAGTGCTAGACATGCTGGCACCGAATAACCGCCGTGAGGTTTTTGCTGGAATTCAGGTCATGGAAAGCGCGGCGTTAGCGGTATTACAAAAACGCGCGGAACAAAAAAACTAGGGGCAAGCAATGGTACAGCAAAATCTCGGCATTCTAATTACCGCAACTGATAGCACCGCCGCCGGCATCACCTCTGCACAGCGTAACCTAGCTGCGCTGGGGGCGAAAACCGAAAGCATTGGGCGGGCGATGGAGAATATCAGCGCGCGTATGGCAGGGGTGGGCGCGGCGGGTCAGGCGGGGTTGTCGCGTTTTGGGCTGGATCTCGGGACGCTGGTTGAAAAATCAGTGGAGAGTGAAAAAGCGCTTTACGCGATTGCCGTCACTGCTGGGCAGTCTGGCGATACCGCCGCTAAGTCCGTGAAAGCGTGGTCGGCAGCCATTAATCAGATCGCGCGCGAAACCAATCAGAATCAGGCCAAGGTTACTGCTGCGTTTTCTGACATGATTGGTAAGGGGCTGGATACTGAATTAGCAGTGCAGATGCTTAAACCGATTGGCCAGGCAGCAACCGCTGCCGGCGCGGAAATTGGTGACATGGCATCTTCCGCGCAAGCCGCGTTCTCGCAGCTTAAAATCCCTGTTTCAGAAGTCGGTCAATCGCTCGATATTATGGGGAAGGCCGGCAAGGCAGGGGCGTTTGAGCTGAAGGATATGTCGCAGTTCTTCGACAAACTGACGGCATCTGCTAGCAATTTAGGAATGACCGGCAAGCAATCATTGGCTGGCCTGGCTGCAGCGGCACAAATCGCGCGGCGCGGCACTGGTGATGCTGCGCAGGCCGCCACCAATTTAGACAATTTCCTAGGCAAACTCAACGCGCAGGTGACGTATAAAGCGTTCGAGAAGATGGACGTTGACCTGGGCAAACTAAAGGAAGAAGCCAAAGCAAGCGGCGATTATCTCGGCTACATGGCCGACGCCATCAAAAAACTGACTGGCGGTGATGCTGCAAAAATATCTGCGCTGTTTAGCGACGTGCAAGCCGGCGCGTTTGTGCAAAAAATGGTGCAGGATTTAGATGACTACAAAAAGATTCAGGCGGACGCCTTAACCGCCTCGGGCGTGGCCGCTGAGGATTTTGCCACGGTAATGCAATCATCTTCCGCGCAAGTGGACAAGATGAAAATTAATATGGAAGCATCAGCTAATGAAGGCGGCGCATTAGATGGCATCATCAAGTCGCTGACGGCGTTATCAAGCTGGGCGGACGAACACCCTGAACTGGCAAAATGGATCATTTTTGGTACAGCCGGCCTGGCGGTGGGCGGTGCGGTGGCCTTGGGCATTAGCGCAACCGTGACCGCCATCGGCGGCATCATGACCGCGTTAAGTGGGTTATCTGTATTTTTGGCGGCTAATCCAATTGTTCTTACGATACTTGGTCTAGCTGCCGCTGGTGCTGCAGGTTATGTCGCTGGAACATACATCAATGACTGGATAGATAGTCAGGTGCAGGCGATCACCGGCGATAAGGCCGCCACCTTAGGCAGCGCGCTTTATGATCTGATTGAGGGTGAGGGTGGCATCATCCCGACCATTAAAAACAGTTGGGAATCCATCAAACAAGCCGGCGGCAACCTGATGCAAGGGTTACGCACCGGAATCACCGAAGGGCTCAAGGGCGCGCTGGGTATTGGCGAAAAACTAAAAGATGCTATCGCCTACACCCGCAACACGGTTAAAGATTGGTTACAAGTCGGTAAGGATATTATCGACGGTCTATGGCAGGGCATTCAATCCACCATGCGCAAGCCGTTGGAGGCTATCGGCGATTTAGCTAAAAAACTGCCGGAATGGGCCAAAGACCTGCTTGGCATTAAATCCCCCTCACGCGTATTTGTGCAAATTGGCGCGCAGGTGGGTGAGGGTTTTGCTGTTGGTATCGAATCGACCTCAGACCGCGTGAATGACGCGTTCGGCAAACTGGCATTTACCGCTTATGACCCCGCCACGGCGGCCTGGCTGCAGCAAACATTGCAAGATCAAATTGATTTGCTGCAAGATCAAGGCACCGCATTTGCTGCAGTGGGCAGCCAAGCAGAAGCGACGGCAAGCAAAATCAAGGCCACTTATCGCGACACCAAGGGCCGTTATCTTCCGGACGATGAAGTGGAGCGGGCCGCCGCCGTATGGCAGCGTAGCAGCGATGACATGCAGCGCATGCTATCAGACGCCCTCATGCGCGGCTTTGAGGGCGGTAAAGATGCCGGCAAGAATTTCGTTGACACGATCAAAAACTACCTGAAAACCGCGTTTCTCAAGCCTATTGCGGTGCAGATTAGTGCCACGCTGGCGGGGGCTGTCGGACTAGGTGGGAGTGGGTCAGCAGCAGCTTCGGGCGGTGGCGGGAGTGATCCGGTTTCTACGTTGTCTAGCCTCAATTCGGCTTACAAAGCCGTT